ACGATAGAGCACAGCCAGGGTATCAAGATACCTCGGAAGATCACGGCAAAATCAGCCTAGGTGACCTACGTAAGACTAAATTAACTCTAAAACAAATATCAAAACTACGTCAAATGAACGACGTTAGGTCTTTCGAACAGGAGCAAAAACTGTCAAAAATTCGCAAACAATATGCTCCTGCTCCTGAAGCACCGTCATTATAAACATTTTTGGCCTATTTTGGCCGAAAAACACATAGTTATTCCAGACAGAACTTAAATACTACACTAGCCGTACATATATTTGGAGATAAAAATCACATGAAAAATAAATTCGAACAACTTATCGAATTCATCATTAACGATGAAGAAGACAAAGCAAAAGAATTGTTCCACGAAGTAGTTGTGGAAAAATCACGTGAGATCTACGAGAACCTTATGACAGAAGACGAAGTTGCTGAAGAAGAAGTAACTGAAGACGAAGCGATTGAGGAAGAAGCGGTAGAAGAATCAACAGACGAAGAAGTATCAGAAGATGCTGTTGAAGAATCTATTGAAGAGATCACACACGAAACAGAATTAGGCGGAGACGCTACAGACGACTTAGTTGACGAAATCGAAGCAGACGAAGAAGGCCTTGCTCTTGAAGGTGAAGAGGAAGAAGACTTAGAAGATCGTGTTGTTGATTTAGAAGACAAATTAGACGAGTTAATGGCTGAGTTTGAAGAGCTTATGGCAGACCAAGACGGTGAAGCACCTGAAGAGGAAATGCCAATGGGCGACGAAATGGACGCTGAAGAAGGACCTGAAGAAGTAGTAGGCGACGAAGAAGAAGAGGAAGTTGAAATGCCAATGGAATCTGAAGAAGAAGTTGCTGAAGAAGAACAAGTTGACGAAGCAGTATCTTTAAAGCCTGTTAAAGCAGACAACAAAGATCATGCTACTAACAAATCTTCACCAGTTCCAGCAAATGGCGGTGCTAAAGAAAAATTAGCAGACGCACATCCTGCTTCAAATGCGGCAGAAAAGGGTAGACCTGCTCCGTCAGCAAAAGAACTTCCACATGGTACAACAGAACCTAATCCAGGTCCTGCGACTACCGCTGAGAAGGCTGATAAAGCAGAAAACAAGAAATCACCTGTATAATAGGAAATTAGTGAATGTTACACCTTAGAGAAAATATCTCCTTTAGCAACGCTAACATGGTTGTTGAAGGCTCTCACGATGGCAAAGATCTTTATATGAAAGGCATTTGTATCCAGGGTGGTGTAAAAAACGCTAACGAACGTGTATATCCAGTTACTGAAATCGAATCAGCAGTTAAAACGTTGAACGAACAGATTTCAGGAGGGTATAGTGTTTTAGGTGAAGTAGATCACCCGGACGATTTAAAAATTAACCTTGATCGAGTGAGCCATATGATCACAGAAATGTGGATGGATGGTCCAAACGGTCATGGTAAAATGAAGATATTACCAACTCCAATGGGTCAGTTAGTTAAGACTATGTTGGAAAGTGGTGTAAAATTAGGCGTCAGCTCTCGTGGTAGCGGAAACGTGAACGAGGGTGACGGCAAAGTCAGTGATTTTGAAATTATCACTGTCGACATTGTGTCACAACCAAGTGCTCCAAACGCTTATCCCACAGCAATCTATGAAGGTCTCATTAACATGAGACACGGTCATAAGGTGCTTGAGATGGCTAAAGAGGCTAACGGTGATGCGAGAGTACAGAGATATTTGAAGAGTGAAGTTATGAAGCTCATCAAAGATCTCAAATTATAGGAGAATGGCATGCTAGATGTTATTAAACCATTGCTCGATAGCGATTTAGTTAATGAGGAGACACGCAACGAAATCAACGAAGCGTGGGAAACCAAATTAAATGAAGTTCGCGATCAAGTCAAGGCAGAAATCCGCGAGGAATTTGCCCAGAAGTATGAACACGACAAGCAAACAATGGTTGAAGCAATCGATCGCATGGTAACAGAAAGTCTTGAAACTGAACTTGCTGAAGTAAAAGCAGAAAAAGCTCAGTTAGCAGAAGATCGTGTTAACCAAGTTAACAAAATGAAAGAATCAGCAGACAAGTTTAACAACTTTATGGTTACTAAACTTGCTGAGGAAATCAAAGATCTTCGTGAAGATCGCAAAACACAAGGTGCTACTATTGAAAAATTAGAGCAGTTTGTAGTTAATGCGTTAGCAGAAGAGATCAAAGAATTCGCACAGGATAAACAGGATGTTGTTGAGTCCAAAGTTAAACTTGTTGCTGAAGCACGTGAGAAACTAGAAGAACTTAAAACTAAGTTCGTTAAAGAATCAAGCGAGAAGATGTCAACTGCTGTTGCCACGCACTTGAAAGCAGAACTTTCTCAATTGCAGGAAGATATCAAAATTGCTCGTGAGAACAGTTTTGGTAGAAAAATCTTTGAAACATTCGCTAGCGAATTCGCAGGCACTCATTTAAATGAGAATGCTGAGATCCGCAAGTTAATGGCTACAATCGAAGAAAAGAACCAGCAATTAGAAGAATCAACCAAGGCAATCGACGAAACTAAAGCGTTGGTCGAAGCTAAAGAAAGAGACATTCGCATGATTAAAGAGTCTAGTGAGCGTAATGCTAAACTAGATGACTTGCTTGAAACATTGAATGATGAGAAAGCAGAGGTTATGCGTAATTTATTAGAAGGCGTTCAAACTAAGAAATTAGAGAATGCTTTTAACAAGTATCTCCCAGCGGTGCTTAACGAGAATGTAGTGAAGTCTAAAAAAGCGACACTAACTGAATCTGTTAAGGAAGTTACTGGGGATAAATCCGTGCCACAAGATACGCAGAGCGATGATAGTAATATGATCAATCTACGTAAATTGGCTGGACTATAAGTAAAGACATTAGGAGAAAGACATGTCACAAGAACTACTTGAAAGCCGTTGGGGTGAAACTAAAGAAGCCTTATTAGAAGGACTCCAAGGCAACAAACGAAACGCTATGGGCGTCGTTTTAGAAAATACTAAGAAGCACTTGATGGAGACATCAGCCGCTGGTACAACAACAGCAGGTAACGTTGCTACATTAAACCGTGTAATCCTTCCAGTGATTAGACGTGTGATGCCAACAGTTATCGCTAACGAAATCGTTGGTGTTCAACCAATGACAGGCCCAGTTGGTCAGATTCACACATTAAGAGTACGTTATGCAGAAACTAACAACGCAACAGGTACTGCTAACGATGTAACAGCAGGTGACGAAGCATTATCACCATTCAAGATTGCTACTGCTTATTCAGGTGACGGCACTGCCGGTAAAGCTGATGTTACAGCGGCTAAAGAAGGCGCAGGCGGTCGTAAGATCTCTGTTCAAATCTTGAAACAGGCTGTTGAAGCAAAAACACGTAAATTACAAGCACGTTGGACATTTGAAGCGGCTCAAGATGCTCAAGCAATGCACGGCATCGACGTAGAAGCAGAAATCATGGCGGCTCTAGCACAAGAAATTACTGCTGAGATCGACCAAGAGATTCTAGCATCTTTACGTTCATTAGCGGCTACAGAGTTTACATACAACCAGTCAGCAGTATCAGGCACAGCGACATTTGTTGGTGACGAGCATGCGGCACTTGCTGTTTTAATTAACAGAACTGCTAACTTGATCGCTCAGCGTACACGTCGTGGCGCAGGTAACTGGGCTGTTGTATCTCCAGCGGCATTAACAGTACTACAATCTGCTACAACTTCAGCGTTCGCAAGATCAACTGAAGGTACATTTGAAGCACCAACAAACACTAAATTCGTTGGCACATTAAACGGTGCTATGAAAGTTTATGTTGACTCATATGCTTCAGACACAACAGCAGTATTAGTTGGTTACAAAGGCTCAAGCGAATCAGATGCGGCGGCGTTCTATTGCCCATACGTTCCATTAATGAGCTCAGGTGTTGTTTTAGATCCAGCAACATTTGAACCAGTAGTATCATTCTTAACACGTTATGGCTACGTAGAATTAACAAACACAGCATCATCATTTGGTAATGCTGGTGACTACGTTGGCGAAATTGCAGTATCTAACTTATCATTCTCATAAGTTGATACAGCATACGCTGTTAACATTAAAGAGGACTTTTCGGAGTCCTCTTTTTTTGACTTGATTTTCTCTAAGTTAAATACAAGATGAATGAATCATTAGCTAATTACTGTTGGATAGATCAGCCCTATAATTTTAGCCATAGATCAGACCTAGATGCCCTAGGCATACCAACGGATGGACTGCAATTCATCCACGAATCAACATTGTTAGACAACAACGAGCTTGACGCAGACAGAATCTCTGGTCTGATAGATCAATGCCGTCGACAAACTCAACAACTTCCGGTGCTCTGCCTGGATAGGAATTACTTTCCGACCATTGATCATCTCAAGATAGAGCTAGAAAAGATAGCCGATCCCATGACCTATGTGCTGTTGGAACCCAATGATGTCCCCCACTGGTTATTACAAAGTCGAACACATCCAACATATCCACGCTCAAGAGAAAAGAGTTATCGAATTGGATATCTGTCCGGAGGAGTGAGATACCATAGATTGTTCCTAGCTGATAAGATAAGGCCCCATGTCAAAGATCAGGATGTGGTGGTGATAAACGATTATGATATGGAGAATTATGAGAACACCGTGCCCGTGGGTTCCACGGATCACATGGACTATGTCAAAGACATTCCATGGGCCTCTGATGGTAAGTTTGTGGATTTTAAGAGAGAGGTAGGACAAGAACAACAGGCCATGAATCATGACACGATACATCCAGCGTATGACACGAAGATACACATCATTGGCGAAACTGGAGGACCCTATGATCCCTGCCTCGTGTCAGAGAAGACATGGAAGGCCATCCTGAACAGATGCCTGACAGTGACCTGGGGTCCTATGTCTAATCCAACATATCTAAAACGATCAGGTATAGAATTGTTGCCCATAGATGAGATCACTGATGCCAACGACAAGTTAAAAGCCATGATAGAACTGTTCAAGCGTGACGACATAGATGACATCTATCACGATAACAGAGACCTGATAGAACACAATCATGCCCTGGTAACATCACATCAATATGCCGTGGATCTAGTGAAACCAGTTCACAACAGGATAATGGCAAGACTATGATAAGGGTCAGAGATCAGTATGACTTATTACCAGAACTGTTCATATCATCAGATGACTTCGTCAAGGTGGAATGGTGGGAGGAACACGATGTTGACATCCAACCCTGCCAGGACGATACCATGCTGTCATCGGATGTGTTGACAGTATTCATTAATATCGAACCTGATAGGGATAACGCCGCAGACGGAGCGTTTGATACAATCAGGTCAATGAGACCCAACAACATATTCCTGGTAGGTGAGATTGATAATCAATCCTGGCCTTTCCCCACTATCTTCTATCCAAGTTTACTCAAAGAGACTCTTAGGATCAATAATGAGTTCAGATATACCATTGGAGAGAAGAAATTTTTAGCAGATGCCCTGTTGGGAGGAATGAGTCATACGAAAACAAATTATAGAAACAATATAGTCATCGAGTTGGAAAATCAAGGCTTGCTGAAAGACTGTTTGGTCAATCTCAAACCCCGTTTTTTAAATGATGTGAGACCAGGGTATAGATCACCAGCATTGGATGAATTGGATGATACGGATTTCATGGACAAGGCAACAAGCAATAACGGAGAGAAAATATTTGAAACCATGGTGCCCACGGATGACTGTGGATTTGGACAATCAAGATATCTCAGCCAGATCATACCCCAAAGGGTTTATGATGCCACCTATGTGTCATTGGTCGCAGAAACAGAAACAGAATACGGGGGTTTCTGTGTCAGTGAAAAGATCAGCAAACCACTGACATCAGGAAAGCCGTTCGTGTTGTTTGGTGCTCCTGGGTATCTACAGGCACTGCGTGACATAGGATTTAAGACCTTTGATCGTTGGTGGAGTGAGGAATACGATGTCATACATGATCCTGGGAAAAGAATACAAGCCATTGTTAACACATTGGCATCATTTAATTCATTATCAACCGAAAACAAGATAAATTATATGGAAGAGATGAAAGCAGTAACCGA